AAAGCAATGATTGATGCAAACAACGCTTGGGTGTCAGAATCCCACAGCATCTCGGCCAGCTCAGTAAACGGTACGCCGTTGTTCCAACCATAGGCAAATAAGCCGATGTCAATAAACAACAACAGAAAGAAAAATCCGTATGTGATAACGGGACGAACAGAAGCGCGAAGGTTTTTCATCCACTCGCTAGTGCCTTCGTTTAAACTTGTGTCGTGGGCATAAATGGCTTGCATCTCAGCTTGTTGAGCTTGAACCAATGACTGCTTCTCCGCCGACTTCGTCTCTATTTCTAATTGTTGGGTATGGATATGCTCCACCCGTTCTTGAGCTTCAAAGCCCAATTTACGCATCTCCAACTCGCGTTGTATTTGCATCTGAGCCAACTCAAGTTCGTGCTTTTTGTCCTGACGATCTTGTAAGAAGTCGAGTATCTTTGGCAGACCGCCCATTAGGAAAGAAAGTAAGGTTGATAATAGAGTAAGCATTTGTTTTCCTTATTCGTCAGACATATCGGTTGAAGCCAAATTAATGCGGGTCTTTAAAGCGCTGATGTCTTCAGGCTTGTCTTTAAACCCAATAGCAATATACCCTGCAAACTTACCGGGGTCAGGTGGGATTGAGCCACGGCACATAAACTTCACACCTTGTTTAACGCCCCACTCCCCCACTTTAGACGAAGGATTAAATTCTTCACAAAGAACTTCATTGTTTAGCATGGCTACCATCGCTGCATTTCGGTCTGCGCTTGCGTTAAATAAAGAGGTAACTGTGCCTTCAATCTTCTTTTCCCGTGAGCCGTCAGCATTGATGGCCAGTACCGTGGTGCGTGAATTGATTGTAAGGTTGGCTTTGTGCACCAGCACAACTAAGCCGTCCACATCCTTCATTAAGCTCTTAGCAGGCTCAATCAAGTCCTCCTGCTTCACAAGCTGCGGCATATGGTCTTGATTCTGAATAGCCTGAAGGATGACCTGACGGCTGTCCCAAGCAAAATAGCCAGCAAAGGCTAAGAAGCTGAGAAGAATAACTGTGAGCAGTTTAAACGGGCTGTCCACCCACTTAATTAAGTCTGTGACGCGACCAATGACATCGGTCTTTGGTGCTTCTGTTGGTTTAGGTGCAGGGGTAGCTACTGCTTCCACCTTTGGCTTGGTAATCCTGCGTTTAACAGGTGCAACCTTAGCGGGAGCCTTGGCTGGGGGTTTCTTAGCTGTAACCATTATGCGTATCTATCAAAATGTTTTGTGCTGTTAAATATTTCCAACTCAATTGTGTTTTGTCGCGCCCGTTTGTTGTACAACTCAATCTCAAGTGCGTCAACTGCTTTCTCTATTTTGGCGGCTTCTAACGCCAGCTTGTATTCATACTCAAGTTTCTCGGCTCTTTTCTCGTGGGCTATGGCTCGTGCATCGTAGGGGCTGGGATGCACAAACGGATACCACTTGTGCAACTGAATCATTTCCTTTCCCTCTCCGCCGCCCTTGCAAAATAATACAAAAGTTTTCCACGAAGCTCTGCGCTGTCTGCCGTGCCTGCCCACATGGGCAAGTTATTCCAAATAGCCAGCAACTGAGCCGTTGAACAATTATCGCCGTTTGTCGTCAGCCACCTAGATAACTCCATGTGGCGCAAGGTGGGATCACCCAGCCAACTCAGCCCATAAAAATCCGAAACTGTGCATGGGGACTTAGCGCCTGCCCAAAAAACCAAACCAATGAGCAGTAACCAGAACCATTTCATTCATGTCAATCTCAGCGCTTGCCTTCAGCAAACACATTCACAAAAACTGTACCGTCTTCCAACGCCTCAATCTCATGCCATTCATTTGCCGTTAAGTTAACTGGCTGCGTATCTTTTGTCATGGTAAGAGACTTGTTTTCTTTAGTCACCAGACATGAACCAGCATGGCACATAGTTAAATGCGCGTAAGCGTGTTGATGCCGTGGAAGCCCTTCACCCTTATTGGCGTGAAACACATTTAGGACTGCCCCGTCATATGTAACCATCGCTCTGGGGGCTACGGCGTTCATAGGTCTTGAGCGCCAGTCTGCGTTGGCTGGTCTGGTGGCAAAACAGGCTCTTCAGAGACAAGCACGATCTGGCCGCTAGTTCCGGTTAGGGGTACAACCACTTGCATCTCAGCTTCCTCCCAAAGGCGCACAGGAGCAAAAGTCTTAATGACATCTTCAAGTTGCTCGCCTTCATAGGGCAAGCGTGCGCCAATGTGCATGGTCTGCCGACCTTCACTGGAGTAAACAACCTCCATACAACGGGCCTGCTCGTTGACGTTAATGATCTGATATTTGTAAGTGATGTTCATACTTTTCCTTTACGAGATTGAACCAAGGCGAGTTCCAGTTGCCACATAAGTGATATTGCTGTTTCCAGTTATAGCGCCGCCGCCAGCGCCGCCAGCGCCGCCAGCGCCTGAAGAGGTATAGGAACCCGTTGCGTTAGCGCCGCTAGACCCCGACGAACCCCAAGTTGCCCCATTGCCGCCAGTTCCAGCCGTTCTTCCTGCGCCCGAGCCTCCAGCACCGCCACTGCCTGCCGCTGAATTGCTGCCGTTTCCGCCTACCGTCCCCTGATACATAGTCCATACAGTGCCGCCGTTGTCCAAACCTCCGCGAGCTCCCCCGATTGACGCAGTTGAGCCGGTTCGTCCACCGCCACCGCCACCGCCACCCCACAGCCCGTTGTTAATTGAAATTCCGCCGCCGCCGCCGCCGCCACCGCCGCCGCCGCCGCCAATCGTTCCGTTGTTTGTGACCGTAAGCGCAACCGACACAGAAAGCGCGAGGCCGCCGCCACTACCAACCCCACCGGCAGACGAGCCAGAAACGCCGGAGCAGGGATCAAAAAACGAACTTGAGCCCGTTGCACCCGCGCCGCCCATACCAATAATGAAGCCGTTATTTACAAGCTCCACTCCGCCGGGGAACGAACCGTTCACAGTCAAACCCGGAGTGCCGGTGCTGTTACTGCTGACGTAGACACCCCCGCTGATCGTGGCAACGACCTTGCTCGACGCGTTCCAACCAGCATTAACAGCCAGAGTTCGCAAGTTGGCATTGGTCTGGTTGCTGCTGATCGTGAACGCAAACTGGTTGGACTTGCCACTTAAATTGGTAATGGCAATAGCCGCTGGGCTTGCACCGACACCAGCTAGGGTACGAACAGCGGAGTCATTTAAAGAAATTGTTGCCGTTGAAGATAAGCCCAACTCAGTATTGATCTGAGAGAACGACATCGAACTGCCGGGTACGACTGGAAGCGTCATGTGTTCTCCTTACGGTGTGTCGTAGGCGGTGATAAGTTCGATCCAAAGGTCTGGGGAATAGGTGCTCATTTTTCAATCGCCTTTTTGATTTCTCGGACTTCTTCTCTTAGCTCTTTAATAGCTTCAATCAGAAGTGGAAGCGCTCTCTCATACCTAACTGTAAGGTATTTTTCGTCGATTGGAGCAGGGGCAACAATTTCTGGCAAAATTGCTTGCATTTGTTGAGCAGATACGCCAGCCTCACGCTGTACCTTGTACCCCAGAGCTTGGGCTATTTCATTGGCCTCATAGTAGAAACCATCAAGGCTGCACAACTTATCAAGCGCATTTTCAATTTTACCCAGACGCGTTTTTAAACGGTCGTCAGAGTAGTACGCGGTGATGTTGTTGGTCGCACGAATCTCACCAGCAGTGCCAGAACCGGCTGTGCCCACACCAACTGAATTGAATTGAGAGTTCTGTGACGTGCTGGTAAACGTGGCTGCTGAACCCGATGCGTTACCTGTTAAAGAAGCTGTAATTGTCCCAGCAGAAAAGTTACCCGAGCCATCACGCGCAACGATTGCGGACGCGGTATTTGCATTGGTTGCTGTAGTTGCTGAGTTGCTGACTTTTAACGCCGTGGAAATTGTTGCCAGCTTGGTGTCCACAATACCAGCAGAAGCGTTGATGTCTGCATTGACAATCACCCCTGCGGCAATACTTGTTGCGTTTCCAACTGAAGTTACATCTCCGGTCAGGTTGGCGTTGGTAACCACCGTAGCTGCATTACCAACTGAAGTTACGCCCCCAGTAAGGTTAGCGTTTGTAACAACTGTAGTCGCGTTACCAACGGAAGTAACCATACCCGTCAAGTTGGCGTTAGTAGTTACGTTACCAGCGGTTAAGCCCGAAGCAGTGCCTGTCAAGTTAGTGGCTGTGCCGCTAGAGGGTGTACCCAATGCACCGCCGTTAACGACAAACGCCCCGGAAGAACCTGTATTTATCCCAAGTGCAGTAGCTACGCCAGTGCCAAGAGATGTGATGCCTGTACCGCCAGAAGCAGCCGGGAGCGCAGAACCCAAAGTCAAAGAAGTGAAGTACGAAGCCGCATCAACAACGTTTGTGCCATTGTTGTAAACCAATGTAGCCTTGCCCGCAGGGACAGATATGCCCGTGCCTGAAGTGTTCTTAACTGTCTTGGCTCCAGTGCCAGTGTTGTTAATAAGGTAAAACTTTTCAATCTGGCAACCAGAACCAAGTATCAAATTACGTACAGAACCAATGCCCGTGGAGCTCTCGGTGATGTTTAAGCGCAGATTTCTAGCCGCTTGCGTGGTTGCAGAGTCTGTTAATGTAATCGTTACATCGGCATCTGCTGGGAAATCTACTGTGGCTTGACCCGTAATAGCTTCCCCCAAGACCGCATCACCCAGATTTACGTTGGTAGCCGTTCCCCATGTGCCTGAGTTTTGCCCTGTTTCAAGCAACTCTATTTTAAGTGCTGACCATGTTGATGCCATTTTTAACTCCTAAGTCGTTGCAATGGCAGTCCAACCTGCCGTTTGCGTGTTGCTGATATTTTGCCAGTTTGCAGTCTGTGTATTATCAATTATTTCCCAGAATGGTCGTGCAGTCAACCCATCTGTGCCTGTTGCTAACTCGTTAATAGACGCAATAAACGCCGCCGCTGCTACTAAGGTATCCGCGCTTACCGCTGTTTCCGTTACCGATGCATTAAAACTTGCTTGCGCCGTAATTACATCTGCCCCCGTAGCGGTTTCTGTAATTGCCGCATTAACTACAACTACCGCCGTTACTGCATCTGTGCCTGTCGCCGTTTCTTGTATATCTCCAAAATATACAAGACTTCCGGTTATGTTATCTGTTCCGGTTGCTGTCTCTCCAACTGTAGCCGCGTACACAGGTAGGCTTGTTATGTCATCTAATCCAGTGGCTGTTTCGGCTACCAATACTGCAAAATTAACAGTAGAAACAATGGCATCGCTACCCGTACTTGTCTCGGTAACAGAAACTCCAACACCGTTTGACCCCGTTATACCGTCTGTTCCTGTAGATAATTCTGAAACAGATGCTACATAAATGGGTACAGAACTAATCGCATCCGTACCTGTAGCTGTTTCGCTAACAGAAACTCCAACACCGTTTGACCCCGTTATAGCGTCTGTTCCCGTTGCACTTTCAGTAACCGAGGAACTCAATGTAAGTAATGAATTAGCGGCATCTAATCCTGTAGCTGTCTCGGTAACCTGCGCCGCAAACGCTGCTACCGCTACAACATCGTCTGTTCCCGTCGCCGTTTCGCTTACTGTTGGATTAAGCGTTAAAGTAGAAACTACCGCATCAGTAGCAGTGGCTAATTCACCTTCTCCGCCCCACGAATTACTACCCCAAGCGCTTTCGCCCCAGCCCGTGCCCGCTATTACCGCATCGTATACTTCACCACCTACTGTTGCATCTGTACCCGTGGCAGTCTCAGCAATTACCGCGCCTACAGCTATGACCGAAGAAATTGCGTCTGTTCCTGTGCTTGCCTCTGTTACCGTTGTAGCATATAGCGGCCCGCCTTCTGTAGCGTCTGTCCCTGTTGACGTTTCCGTTATGCTTGAGGTAAATATCTTACCCGCTGCAATTACATCTGATCCAGTAGCTGTCTCGCTAACAGCGGGGGTTACACTTAATGCAGAAACAACTGCGTCTGCTCCAGTGGAGGTTTCGGCTATGGTGCTGTCGTAGGCGACAAAGCCACCCCAACCGCTGTCACCCCATGCGCCGTCACCCCACCCAGCCATATTAAGCCGCCAAGCTGAATGTGTAAGTTACAGACAAGGTATCGCTGTTCACCACAGAACGGTCGCCGGGTGAGCCAAAATCTGCCGCAGAGAACAAAGTCCCAGTTGTACCACTCTTAGTACTATCACTGGTCAGGAAAGCCCCGCCCACAGTCGCTGTGCCGTTGATGTTAAACACAGCAGGAGAAGCTGAGTTAGTTACCACGGAGGGATTAGCGGTTGTAGCTGTTACAAAAGTAGCGGTCACGCGGTTAGCGTTGCTGTATGCAGTAACTTCTGTCCAACCAGCATGGGAAGCCATTGTGTCGCCAGCCGCAGGTGTATTAGAAGCGCCAGCGCCGTACAAACCAAGATACCAAGTGGTAATCTGGCTCACTGAAGTCAAAGCACTGCCAGCCATATACTGGAGGCCAACGTTGACTACAAGATTCTTAGACTGTGCTTCCCACTTCAAGTTGCCGTCTTTATCGTGGCATTGGATCTCAAATAAACCGGTCGCTTTTGCGCCCTCACC